TCAGCACGAGCCGCTGCTTCAGCTTCTCTTATTGGAGCTTGAGTTGCTTCGTACTGAGCTTGAAATTGTTGACCCATAGGGCTTTCCATTTGACGCATAAACTGTTGCCCAATTGGATCAGGTCTTACATCAGTTGGCATGAAAGCTTGTGTAGGTTGAGTGGGAGCTTGGTATCCTGCTGGAGTAAAATATGCTGGACCACCTACAACTGCTGTGGGTCTGCCTATTGGATAAGGTTCAGGTGGTAATGCCATTTGGCCAGGCGCTTGGCTCAATCCTTCAGAGTAACCAGGTACTCTAGAGGGTTGACCATACATCTGATTTTGCACGCCAGTAGGTGCAACTAAAGCATCACCAATTGACATTTATGAAACTCCGTTAAACTTAGTTCCTCTCAAAGCAGCTCCGCCACCACGAGATTTACCAGCGCCATATGGCTTTGGTCCGCCAGGATTAGGAACGCTTTCTACTTGCTTGTAGTTAACAGTACCTTGGTCTTTAATGCTTACGCTTGGCTTAACGCCTTTTACTTTTTCCATTATTTTTACCTTTCTTTTTTCTTGCTGCTTGTAGAGCAATTGCTATGGCAGTTTTTGGTTTCTTGCCACTGCGTGTTAATTCACTTATGTTAGCAGATATTGTCTTACGACTGCTACCTTTTTTTAAGGGCATTACTTTTTCTTAACTACCTTGGCCTTAGCCTTAGCGACAAGCTTAGACTTTTTGGTTTTAGACTTGACTGTTTTGGTTGCTTTCGCAAGGACTTTGTCTGCATCTTTGTCTGCTTTCTTGGCGATCTTGTCGATGTCGATATTTGCATTCTCATTGATGATCGGTTGATTGCCATTTTGTTTTGCCTCTTCTTCTTTCATAGCAGCTTTATTGACTGCTGCCATTTTTTGTCTAACTGAACTCATTTGTTACCTCGCATGATATCCATTGCTTTAAATTGATTTTGCTGCTCGATTCTTTCACGAGCTATTGCGTCTTTCATCATAGCAATTTCTTTTTGAATTTGTAACCTTTGCTCTGCAAGTTCATTGCCTTGCATTGCTTTCATTGCATCAAACTGTTGACGTTGTACAAACTCTTCACGTTTGCGTTGTACGTCATCAGCCTTGATGTCTAACTCTTTGCCTCTCAACTCAACCAATGGATCTGGCATTGGAGGAGGTGGCATAAACATTTGATTGATCTGTTGCATCAACTGAGAAACCACAGCCGCTACATCACGAGACACAGAGTCTTGTAATTGTTGCTGATAACCCATGGAGATTTCTGGTGGCAACTGTTGTATTTGTTGCATCATCATTTGGAACTCAGGGTTCTGTGCATTTTGTTGATCTACAATCTCAGCTGCTCTAAATGAAACATGCTGATAAACATGTGCTTGGATGAGAGATAAAACCGCTGGGTTTGATTGAGCGGTCACTGTGCCATACAAAGACATGTGTGAATTAATGTGTGCATCATGATCTTGCCCAGCAAAAGCTTGTTGGGGCAATCCTGTAATCAGCCCTGCGTTCTCACTTGCAGGATCCATAGGTTGTGGCTGTGGAGGAGGTGGCAATAACTGTTCAATGTTTTGCACTCCCATGGCCGCGTACATTCTTCTATAAGCTTCATGAATACCATTGGGTCCATGAATTTCTGGATTGCTTTGTACTGTTCTCAACAACTCTTGAGCCATCATGACTCGTTGAGCCATGGAGAAAGTATTTGGATCTGATATTGGTAAGACGTCTACACGCTCATCGAAGTCCACAGCCTTGATGGTCTGATTACCATTGGCTGTGTTGTATGGATAAGCAGGTGGCAAGTATTCAGCAAAAACCTTGGATAAGATTTCAAACTCAATTCTTTGTGATGCATGCAATCTTTTGTGGATAGCAGACATAACTCTTGTGCCACGCTCAAGTAGAGCAACCGTTGTACCGACTGGCGCATTTTGATTCGCATCACCAACTTGCATATCAGCAATAGATGCGAAACGCCGACCACTATCAACAAGGATTCCCAGGAGAGAGAGGAGAGTTTGAGAAGGTTCCTTGAACGGTAACGGTACAAAGGCGTCTCGCAAACTTCCACCCGGAGCGTCCATGTCTCTGAACTCACCTGGCTGTAAAGGTTGATCGTCATTGCGAATACGGATTCCACGAGCCTTAAAGCCAGCTGGTAAATTAGATAAAGTACCAGAGTCAATAAGCTGACGCAGAATAGAGGTCGAGGCTTTTGACAAGCCTCCGATCATGTGGGTTAAACCAAAGCCATAGAATCCTAGGCCTGGTAAAAATTTGTAATGCACAAAGTAATTGATGCGTTCTTTTAACGGATCATTCTCTTTGTAGTTTCTTCTGATGGACAATACTTTGCCATTGGCCATGGTGACGATGTATGGCAACTTAATGCCAGTCTCTTCACCTTCAGCGTTCATGTCTTCAAAGCCCGGTATGTCTAACTCGACATGGGACTCAAAGACTTGACAGGTATCATCGTCTGAATAGCTAGGCTCAACGCCTTGTAACTTATCGATCTCTTCTTGGATATCGTCAGTTTCATCTGGGTTGGTTGTGCCATAGTTTAGTTCTACATCACGATAAAAACCGATTTGTTGCAGTTTGCGTATTTCATTCATGGACATGTTAATCACATGAGTGATTCTTGTCGCGCTGTGTAAGTCAGTTGCTCCATAAGGAACAATCAAGTCTTCACTTGGAATGAACTTAGAAACTGCTCTGCCTAAGTTTTGATCGTAATATACTTTTCTAAAAGCTGAACCACTCAGTGGTAGATAGAACAACATTTGATCTGTCTCAGAGTCATACTCACGCATGACTTGCATAAGCTGATAGTTCATGAACTCTTGTACGCGTGATGCTTGTTGTTCTGTTTCAGGTGTGGCCATGCCAACAACCTGTGTCTTGACTGGACCTTGAGAAGGTAACAGCTCATTGTACGCTTGAGCTTGGAACTGAGTTACTGACTCAGCAAGCAATGGATGCATAACACCAGAAGCTCCCTCAAAGGGTTGAGTTCTTTCTTCGTAGTTCATGCCAAGATACTCTAGGCCATCGCGGTAGGTTTTCTCCCACTCTCTGCGTGACTCTTTGTCAGCATCGATGTTGCCCATCAAATCATTCTTAACAGACGTCAGCTCTCGGTCATCAATAATATCAGCAAGGTTGGCATAGAAGTCTGTGTCTTCTACAACTGGAGCAGGCATGCCAAAAGCAATACTGCCATCATCTAACTGCTCAAAGTTATCGAACTCAGGTTGATCTTCTTGAACATCAACTTCAAGCTCCATGCCTTTGGATCTATCTCTAACCTTAAGGTCTACTTGATCCTCAATGCTGATTGCTTTTTCTACTGCCATTTATCTTTTTGATTTTGTAAACGCTCTGCCCAAACCTCTTACTGCCATGCCACCGCCAGCAAACTTTTTAGGTTTTTTAGCAGCTGCCATGTTTTCTTTCTTGACTTTAGCAATTCTTGCATCTTCAGCCATGCCTTTTTTAACCCTTTCATCAAACTCTTTTTTTGACATTCCTTTTTTGCTTTTCTGTGCATCAGATAGCATCTTGTTAAAGGGTTTAGACATTTCTTTTCTTTCTTTAGCGGTCATTCTTTTTTTAATTTTTTTACCGCTTGGCAAAGTTTTCATACCAGTTAAGTCATCAACTTTCTTGTCAATGGCTTTTTGAACTTTGGGATCGTTGGACTTAGCAACAATCTTTCCATCCCTAATTCTTTCGGCGGTTTCTTTTGTTAGCTCTGAAATGCTTTTTATAAATTTTGTTTTTGACATATTAACTTCTCTTGCCTTTCATGTAAGCTTTACCGAAACCTTTTGTAGCAGCACCAGTAGCTTTTCTTTTGTTAACTGCGCCACCAGTTCTGTAGCCCTTAGACTTCATCATGCCACCAGATTTATAACCTTTGGTCTTCTTCATCATGCCACCATCTTTTGCGCCTGGGATTTTAGGAGGGCCTTTTGGTTGTGGTGGTTGGCCTCCACCTAAACCAGAGGAAGGTTTTCTTTTTTTCATTTTGCTTAAAACTACTGGAACTCTTGTCTTTGTATCCATAGGTTCAGCTGCACTTTTGTTTAGTCTGCCTGTAGTAGGTCCTTTACCAGGGTCAATTGCTTGAGTCTTCACTCTTCTTTTACGCATTTTTGGTATTTTTGGTATTGGTCTACCTGGTTTTGGTGGAATGGGTTTTTTCAATCTTTTCAACATTTTTTGTTACCTCTAATAATATATTCGTTGTCTAGGAATTGGTTCTTCATCATCTTCATCAGAATCCAATCGCACAAAGTTACCTTGACGAAATCTTAGTATAGCCTGTGTTGTCGAATCTACAAAGTCATCATTCTCTCCATAAGGAAAGGCTGCACATTCCTCTATGACCTCCTCTGCAAAGATGGCATCAGGAGCCCACACCATCCCTGCTTCAAACACAGGAGAGGCGCTGTGCACTCGGGTGACTTTGTCCCTACCCTTAGTGGGTCGGTAGTTCACCACAGGTATACCCATCATTCTCAACTCGTGCGTCAAAGGCGTACCACTTGCTTGAGATTCTACCAAGACAATGTCTGGTTGCCAATAGGTATATTCATCGTAAGCTGTCGACTTTAGATCTGGGAAGTCCCATCGACCTTTCTTGGCATCAAGCAAGATGATCGACTCAGGGGCTCCATCGCTGGGACGGAATACGCCCCAAGTGGTAATGGCGCTGTAGTCAGCAGTCTCCTTGGAACTAAAAGCAGTATCGTAAGACTGAAGTATGTAGGAGCAAGGAGGGGGATTGTCTTGCTCCCACATTTGCCACCACTCGCGTTTGAGTAGGGCACCCTCTTCAGAGGTAGGGTTTTGCATGTACTGGGCGTTCCACTTGGCCACAGGCAACGAAGCTTTCACAGACTCAAGCTCTTCGATCTTCCAGTAACCTGGCCACAAGGGCTCACCGCTATCTAAAATGGCAGGGAGCTCTAAGACTTCCCATTGGTCTGCATGGTCTTCGCCCATGCGCTTCAAAAGTTTTTCAGTCAAATCCAAAGTCGACCAACGCGTCATGACGATCACAATGATACCGCCGGGCTGTAAACGCTGGCGGGGTCCAGAGGTATACCATTCATAAGCTGACTCAAGGGCAGAGGGTGACATGGCATCTTGCTCGGAGTGAGGATCGTCAATGATAAGCAAGTCAGCACCTCGACCTGTAATGGCGCCACCGACTCCAGCCGCAAAGTATTCGCCGCCTTTGTTCGTCTCCCAGCGCCCAGCTGACTTAGAATCAGCAGACAGCTGTACGTTCTCAAAGATCTGCTTGTACTCATTGGTGTCCATCAAGTTACGCACCTTGCGCCCGAACCTTGCCGAGAGTTCGGCGGTGTGAGTCGTTTGCATGATTTTCATATCAGGGCGTAGTCCCATGATCCAACTTGGGAAGAACACGGAGGCAAACTCAGACTTGGTATGACGTGGGGGCATGTTAACGATCAGGCGCTTGCACTTGCCTTGGGCTACCGATTCGAGCTTTTGCGCGAAGAGCCTATGGTGCTCGCCTTCGATGAAGCCATCCCAGACTTGCTTGACGTAGTGGATAAAGTCTTTCTGGGCTTTGCCGCTGGTTTTAA